TCCCGGGCTGGTTACCCTGGAGAGATACAGGTTTGTGCCGTCTTTTCTGATTCTGACCAGGCTGCCGTCTCCGGGCATGGTTACGCCGTGGGAATCCTTTGTCTCGCTCCCGGAATAGAAGCGCTGCCAGCCGAAGTACTCCCACTGTATGCCTCCGGCTGGCGTGGCTGCTGGGTGTCCGTAAGCCTGTACCTCTAGCTTGACCAGGGGCTTTCGTGGTAAGCCTGTCTTTTGCGCCTCGAGTAATGCGTCTGTTATAGACCTCATTTCTTCCTCGATATGATTATGTAAACCGCCGAGGCAGCCAGCATCAATATCCCTGCGAGCGTCAGCCAGTCAAAGATAACCATGCTAGCTCGGGTTTAGCAGCTGCTTTGCCAGGATGCCCACCGTGTAGAGCGTCCGCTGGAATGGTATCAGCTTAGACTTCCAGTCTACCCTTGAGCCGGCAAGCTCGTTCAAGGCATTGGCAGCTCTCATGGTAGTATTGAAGTCCCTGGTAAAGACGTAGTACTCAGGACTTCTGCCACATGTGCCCGCCTTTTTCTCGGTGACCTCCTTTAGCCAGTCCCTGGCGTCCACCGCCAGGTCAACTAGATAATTCCAGTAGTCTACCGCCTGCGATATGTCCTGGCAGTCTGCAACCTGGCCTTTGTCCCTCGCCTTATAGAAGATGGTTGCTGCGTTTGTCTCTTTGTAAGTCGACTGCACATTGGCCATGACGTCTTCGTGGAAGGCTTTAGGGTCAAAAGGTGTGGCCTGCTCAACCACTATCTGTATTTCCGCCTGTGGCCGGGCTGGCGTGGCTGCTGCTGCCTTTGTCGTGGCTACCGCTACACCTCCTCCATTTGCCAGGATTTTAGCTGTCTCTGCCTCCCTGTCTACCTTGCCCTGGGTAATAATGTAGAAGATGCCGGCCAGGGCTGCGGCTACCGAGGGCACCATGTCCAGGACGGTTCTCTGTGCCTCCGGCTCCTGGATAAACAAGGGTATCATGGTTGCCAACACGGTGATGATAAAAGCGCTGTACTTCTTTTTGCCGTCCATGAATTTCTGTAACATTTCAATCTCCTTTTTCATTTACTCACTTTATGTAAAGCCTAGCTTCAAGGCCTCTCTTATGTCAAGCAAAACGACGTCGCTAGCTTCGATTTTAAGCCTCTCTGTTGAAAAGCTGGGGTGATTATGCCTACCTCCTGGCTATTCAACCAAAGCTGACAGAGTAAGGGGCACTGGCCAGTCATTTTCTGAGTAATGCCTGGACAGATGCTTGGCGGCGTCAAGTATTTGCTGCTCGGTTGCCTGTACTCTTTTCCCTTCTAACCCCCGGCGGCTAAGCGCTTCCACGGCCGGCGGTAGCTTTTCCAGGTCCGTGGTCCGGAAGTGGCCACATTTCCCCTGGATAGCTCTGAATATAGCCTTTGTGTGATGCGGCAGCTGCCATGTCTGCGGGTCCTGCAGATCTCCGACTATGGCAAACGCCTGCGCCGGCATGCCCCCCTTCAACCTGGGGACTTCCTTTTCCCTTCTCTCCCTGGGTAATTTAGTAGTGTCACTCATTGTCGTCTCCTTGATAGAACTGACTTATTTTGAGCTTTCTGTTTCTGCCAAAGCGCTTGAGCTGGAACTTGAAATCTTTTAGCAGAGTGCTCCCCCAGGATTGGTAGTCTTTATCGGCAGCGGATCCTCCAAAGCCGGCGGTGTCCGTTCGGTACTGCGCCTGTGATAAAACTGCATAGGCCGCAGCTCCCAGGGCAAGCACGTCCTCAAGGTAGGCTGGGGTGCTAGAGGTTGCGACGCCCAGGGTGTGAACCTGGCCCCAATAGATGTAGCAGTTCGTGCCGTCTCCCTCGACGTCTCCTAATAAGGTAATGGTGTCCTGATAGACGGCGAAACGCTGAAAGCTCCTGGGGTGCTCATCGATGGGAAACTCTACCCTGTCCACCGAGACACGGTTTGTTAGTGTAGATATATTGATTTCCCTGCTGTCTGCCACTGTGGCAAGTGTCGACTTCACCTCCAAAGGGACATAGCGGGACAGTTCAAAGAGCGCTCTGCCAATGCAGCGATCTATGTCGTTATCTGTCCACCGGTAGTTAGCAGCATCCTCGTCTTTGAGGTCTCGCCTGACCAGGGTTCGCATGGTGCTTAAGTCCATTTCTCTGCTCCTTCGTTTCTTTTTGGCGGGGGGTGAAGCTGTCGCAGTATGTGGTCTGCCGCTTCTCTCCCCCCACCATGCGAGTTATGTCCCTAACAGGAGGGAGGTTAAAGCTCCCGTTAGGCTGTCAATTAGCTCGCTACGCTCCTTATAAGGTCACCTTATAGGGTCACCTTATAGGGTCACCTTATGCTTAGTCCGTGACTCCGATCAGGGCAGCTCGCCTCTGGACACAGAAGTCCACCAGGCTGACATACCACTTGATGCGGTTTCGGTTGGCGTCCTTGCCTTCCATGGCGCCAATCGGCTCTACCTGGATGCCGCCATTGGTAGCGCCACAGACAGCGCCTTCACCAAACTGCATGGCGTAGATGGTGCTGCAAGTTCCACCGGTGACGGCCGTCTCCACGCTGGCTGTCAGGACATGGGCGTCCAGGACATAGTCGCTGACACCGATTTGGATGCCGTTGTAGAACTGCGCGAACTCTCCCAGCTTGCCTGTGCCGACTTCGAGGTTATTGCCGGCAGCTCTGGCCAGGGCGTTTACCTTCCTGCGGCTTCTCTTGCTCATCAGCAGCAAGTCTGGTTTGCCCCCCAGAACAGCGTCTATCAGCTCATCGAGCTTGGCCAGGGTAAGCGCGGCGCCGGTAGCGCCCATGGCGATAACCTGGCTGCTGGCTGTGCCGGTGGCTATGAGCTTGATTAAGCCGTTGATGCTGTTGGCATCGCCTGTCATGCCCAGGTAGTTGGCGACGCAGCCATAGAGGAAGGCTCTCTCGAACTCCATCCTCACGGATTTGGCGGCCAGCTCAATAACGGTTGCCTCGATGTCCTGGAGATTGCTCCTGGTCTGCTTGATGAAGTTGTCGAGGTCGGCATTTCTGCCCAGTACTGCCAGGGTAGCGGTGAGCTGGTCAAAGGTTGGTGCGGTGGGAGTCACCCAGTCGCCAAGCGGGGGGTGCCAGGCGGCGGCTGCAAGAGACGTCTCCCGATTGTAGGTTAGTCCGTTACCGACAATCTCGATAAACGGCATGGCCTGTAGGATTGGCGACTCCTTTAGAACGGTCTCTATGACTCCCTGCAAGAGGACATCATTAGAGAGTTTTGCTGACTCTGCTAGTAAAATTGACATTCAAAAACTCCTTAACGTTTATTTTTGCAGTATTGCTACTGCTGTTTTTTAGCCTTGGCTGCTTCCAGGCCGAGGTTTATTTTGTCCTTGGTGCTCAGTGCTGAAAGATCAGGACCGGTGCGCTGTGGTGCGCCGGCAGGTACCTGGTTCTGCTGCGCCTGCTTGGCTAGGGACTCCTGCACGTTGGCCACCAGCTTGTTGGCGCGGTCGAGGGACATCTTGATTTCCTCGATGCTCCCGCCGTATATGGCCTCCGGAGGAATCAGCGGGTTGGAGGCTGCTGCCAGCTTCTTGAAGTCCTCTACCGCGTAGGCATAGGCCGCTTTGGCGCCTTCGAAGTTGGTCGAAGCCTCACCAATCGTGCCTTTCATGGCTTCAATGTCCGCTGTCTTGGTGTCTATTTCTGCCTGGAGGACACCAAGTTGCGTTTGAAGTGGGTTAACAGCTTCTTCCACCAAGGTGGCTGCTTTTGCCCGCTCTGCCTCGAGCTCCGCTTTGAGGGCTGCGTAGTCCTCTGCGCTCGGGGTGTTGTTTTCGACTTTGTTCTCATCTGACAAGGTACTCTCCTTTTTCTGGCATTTATTCAGTTAAAGGCTCGGTCTCCATTTCGGCGGCTGTAGCTCTCTCTCGCTCGCCACCGCGGGTGGAACGTGCCCCCTTCTGCTGATTTTGTTCCAGGATCTTGGCTCTTTCCTCCAGCCACCTGGCCAGCTCCGCCTCGGGGTCCCTGATCCCCAGCTCGTCCATGGCTGTCCTCCTGGAGTGGACGCCTGACTGAACAAGCAGCTGCTCATTCTGAGCTAGCCTGGCTCTGTCCTGGGGCAGTACTACTCCCCATATAACGCGGAGGTTGATGTTGGGTAGTAAGTCCTGCCTGGTAAACTGCTTATGTAAAGCTAGAATCATCCGGCAGCGCTTGGTATAGGCTGCCGTGCGTGTGGTTCTCTTGCGCCTGACTTTCTGTAGTAATGACTGCAGCTCCACCTCGAGGGCTACACCTGACAGCTCTCGCTCGATGCCGCCGTAGGCTGCCCTGGGTGATTCGCTTATGTCATGCAAACATCGGTAAATCATATCGATATAGTCGACGTGAAGCCTGATGCCTCCGCCGGCTAACAGGTCCAATAGATAGGCCTTGGCTTCCTCTGGTATTGTCCACACCTGCCCCGGGGCTACCTTGATTTCCTCTGACGAATCGACGCCCTCGAGGACCGCGATAGGGTTGCCTGATACCTCCAGGATGCGTGATAGCTGGGTCAAAGCACGGTTAAGCTCTCTCTGCGCCTGCTTTAGTGCTGGGATATCCGAAGTTCCCCAAAAGTGTTTCGGCTGCCTGACATTCGGGAAAATCACGAATGGAATAAAGCCGTAGGGGTTCGGCTTTGTCTCCAGTACATCTGCGTCCAGGAAGAGGGTGAACTCCTTATCTGTCCACACTTCCGTTATGGTAGCTGAGCTTTTGGTGATGGGCTTTTTGTAAAGAAGTAGAACCTCCTCCTTGCTCAGCGGGTACCGGCTGGCGACTCGCCAGATCTTGCTTAGATCATCCCCCAGCCACCAGGCATAGATACCGTTGACGTCCGGGGAAGTAATTCTGATGCGCTTTTCTACGGCGTCCCAGGTGACCTTGTAGCAGCCGTCTCCCAGGATGGCTGCATCGATCTCCGTCTCATAATCCAGCTCCTGCAGGTCGTTATCCTGGTAGACTTTGTAAATGACACCCTCTGCTAACTTGGCCAGATCTTTTGCTTTAGTTGAGTCCTCGAGCGGCTCGCAGGCAAAGTTAAGGCCTTCCATTAAATAGCTGGTGAGCTTGTCGACGGCGATCTTAGCGTAGTTAAGAACGAGCTGGCGCTGCTTGCTCGTCGACGGCCATTGCTCGCCGTTGTAGAAATCAAGGTTAGCCTTGTAAGCTGAAAGCCTGCTGCGGTCAAGCTGCGCTAACGTAGCTGGGTTAAAGTCAGTCATTTCTCTGTCCTCCTGTGGCTTTCCTGGGCGCTGCGTCCTGTGAAGCCTGCACAAGCAGGGCCAGGCTGCTTAAATAATCATCGTGGCCGTCAGATGGGTTCACAAAGAAGCTCAGCGTCTGATTAGGCCTGTATGTGCTTTTAGCTCTCTCTAGCTGGTAGAATAGCTCCTTGTGGTCGCTTGATCCGTCCTGGCGGTAGACTTTCAACCTGCCTGAATTAACGGCTGCCAGGAGGTCAAAGCCAGCATCG